CCCCTTACGGAAATGATATTGAAGCATCGTTATCTCCTTACCTCACCACACACAAGCTGAGCCAATGGCCTGCGCTCATTAACCCGGCGCTTGATGGCTTCGCATTCTGCTTTGGTGGAATAGATGGTTTCAGTAACGGGTAGGGCGTGAGAGTGAGAGGTAATGAGGAGGATGAAGCCTGCTAACATTTATCCTCCTTACCCAGCGCCTCATACTGCTGCGCGGTGTTGTCGATTAACGACTCAATCAGCGGCACAGGAGTGCCAACGTATTTATCTGCTTCCTCTTTTGTGTGGCAGAGAATACCTTTGACTTCCCGCGCGACAGGCTCAGCGGTTAATGCCGCCAGTGAAATTTCCATCAGCGCAACCATGTATTTCCTATCTGGCACTGCTTCGGTAGCGGCCTTCCAACGGCGAATTTCAATTTTACAAAGCGAAATCAGCGCCTGCCGTTCTTCAGTTGTCTTCATGCAAACTCTCCAAAATATTTTTCTCTCGCAGACTTTGCTACCACGTCGGCAAGCTCAAGGTCTTCTACATAACCAAAGTGGATACTCTTTCCATCTTTCTTTAGGCAGATTTGCCATTTTGATTTAGCTGCGCACCAGCTCACGTTTCTGACCCCACTCTTGCTTCTTGGCGATGTGCTAAGGTTCCACAGGTTTTCCTGCATCCTGCAGGTGCGAAGGTTTATGAATCTATTGTCGTGGCGAATCCGGTTTATGTGGTCTATCACATCAGGGTTTTCCCCAGTCATGAAGTACCATGCAAGGCGATGCCCTAATCCGTAATAGCCGTCTACATGTATCTTTACGTAACCTGTGGTCTTATCTATGTATCCAGCAGCATCGCCAGCTTTCGCGCCATTTCCATTTCTCCCACGATTTTCCAGCCAGGTGAACAATCCTGTTTGTGGATCGTAGTTAAGTAATTGCTTTAGCTTGGGAAGAGGGGGAGGGGATTTTCTTGCCATCATTTCCCCTCGCGTAGTTTTTTGGCGAACTTAGCCACCATGTCGGCGCACTCTGCATAAGCCACTGCCTGTTTTCTACCTGAGTCCAAAGTGCGATTCAGCATAGTTCCGGCCATATCGCACAATGCCGAATCAATCGCTGCCAGCTGCGCGTCACGTTGCGACAGTGCTTTTAACGCATCCTCCATAACAGCGAGCATTTCCTCAGTTTCACCGCTCAGGCCGAACGGCATATCATCGCGCGCCGCTTTTATAGCGTCGATTTCGGCTTTTAGGGCCGCTTTAATGTCACTCATTTCCCCACTCCTTCCACTAATTCCATATCGATAACCCGATAAACGATGTCGTCATGTTCAAGCGACCACTCTGTGCCGCCTGTCCAGAACGAAACCCTGTTGCCGAGGTGCTTCACATCCGTCACCTGCACTGCCAGCCCATCCTCAAGCTCAATAAGTCATCCGTTGCGAACCCGGCCTGCTTCCGTTTTTAGCCTGCGTTGATATTTGCGCATAATCACTCCTGACGGTCGGCGCCGCCTGCACCCTGACGGCGGTCGGTGTAATCGCCATACCATTCGTGCGTCTCCTGATACGGCGTAACGGTGATGCAGGGCAGGATGGGGCGCTTAGCGGTCTGCTCTGCATGATGACGCTGTAGCCGCTCTGTATGCCTGTCTACTGTCGATTTGATGCGTTCGTGCTGCTCTCCATTGCGTAGCGCCTGCATCGCAGCGATTGCACCTGCAACCGCCTCGCGCTTACGTCTCTCCATGTCTTGTTCGGGGCGTGGCAATGCCGCCCCTTGCTCGCGAGGTGATTGCATGGTGTGCTGCCTTATTGGTGGATAATCAGAAAGGGATCGATTCGTCGTAATCTGGTGCTGCGGGCTGATTGTTGCTCTGTCGTGATGGCTGACTCCCTTGGCCGCGTGGCGGAAGGTCAATGTCTCTTACAAGAATGGTAGGAGTCTGCGCCTGCGTTCCATCCTGGCGCGTCCATTCCTCAATAACGAACTCGCCTGTTACCGTTACCTTCGCGCCTTTTACGACGCTCTGAGAAAGCTTTTCAGCCATGGCGCCGAACATTTTGCATTGCAGCCATGAGGTCTTTTCGTTGTCACCAAACCCTGATTTTGCTGGCAGCGAAAACGTCGCTATGTGCTTACCGTTTGGCGTTACGCGAACAACTGCATCCTTACCGACGTTCCCTGAGATTGTGATGGTGTTAATAGCCATTACGCTGGTTGCTCCTGTAACTCTGATTTCCGAATTTCGTAAACATCACGCGCTGTTGCCTGCTCAGCGGTGCCTTCCAGCATCGTCCATGCTTTCTTAAATGCTTCCTGTAACTCCGCCAGTGTTGCCTTTTTGCCTGCTGCTTCCGTGAATGCTTTCAACACGTCCTGTGGTGAGGGTTTCGGCTTGCTTTGTTGTTGTGGCTTTGCGGTCTGTTGCTGATTCTTATGCTCATCCGTATCAGCATCTTTGGAGTCATCAATACCAAACAGGCCATTCAGGCAGTATTTGCGGGCATACGAACTGGTCGCACCAGTAACCTGTGCTGAATCCATACCTTTTTTCGATTCTTCTTCACGCGCCAGCGCTGTAGAGGTATGCGATGCGTCACCGTCTGTAATCGTCGCTGTGGCTTTCACGTAATACCGATCGCCAATCATCACCACTTCGTCAGAAATCGACAGGAACAAGCCATTCAGAAGAGGCTTCACGCCCTCCAGAATGTCTTCACAGCTGCGGTACTTGTACTTGCCGAACGAGTTGTACTGGTTCTTTGGTGCGTTCAGAGTGCGCTGAATTTCCGCCAGGCGGGCGTAGAACTCTTTACTCATAAAAACCTCCCATCATGCTGGCCTGCTGACGCTCCGTGTGGAAATCGGCAATCGCATCCTTCGCTGCCTGCTCATCTGTCATCACTTCCTGCATCAGAGGCTCTGTGATGGCTTTCATCATCTCGATGAAGTAGAAATCGTCGTTAAGCTGCATAGTTGATTACCTTCTTTGTCCATTCCGCCTCCTGGCTTTCATGCCAGCCCACGCAGATTTGTGAGGCCCACTCAATCGCCTCGCGCATTCCTTCTTCGTTGTCAGGAAAAGATGCTTCATACAGCCTGTTAAGTAACCGGCACCCCTGTTGTACAAAGATGGTTCCGTTTACGGGCACGATAGTCATGATTACGGTCTCCCAGGCTGTTTTAATGTGTCGATTAACTGACGAAGGCGGCGGGTGATAATGTCGAGCAATGATTCGTTAAAGTGAGCGGCATCCACGACGGCGCCGCCCGCGATGGCTAGTTTCATCGTGGACTCCTGATTCTGTTTGATTGATTAGTGTTGGAAAAAAGAAGGGCGCATTGCGCGCCCAAAGGTGTTTAATTCCATAGCTCAACGGCTCGTAATTACCGCTGTAGCGTTGGTGCGTAGCACCGTCAGCCGCACTCAGTGAATACGGCTTGCGGTGTCACTCTTCGTCGACGCTGAAAAGATCCTGAAGCTCATCAGTTGATGGCTTAACCCAGTTGAGGATTCGACCCGTTTCGATATCAATGTCGAGGTATAAATAGTCCCCATAATGCTGTCCGGGAAAGAAGCCAGGAACGTAACCGTCATAATCCAGCACTTCTTTGCCTTCAGCATTTTTGAAGGACGCGGTGAAGCGGTCGCGCACTTTGATGTGAGTGCTAACGGTCGCAACAGTCAGCTTCTCTTTCTTGTTTACTTCAATTTCCATCCTCTTCTCCTGTCAGTGGTTACTGGCCCAATGCTTTGGCGATTGCGGCACGGGCTACCCGCACGCAAGCCATACTCTCAGCCTTGCTTGAATCGCCATACTTGTCGTGGCAATACTGAGTATTCATTTCGACTATTTTCTGAAGCGCCTCAAGCAGCTCAGGAGTCGCAGCTATCAGGTTGGCGTTAGCAACCTGAGTCTCGACTTCAGGATTGAACTCAACCCATGCAACCGGCAGAATCATTCCATATGACTGGTCGCCATCTTTGCTTACCGGCCCAATGCTTCTATCGCTCGTTGACGCTACCCACGGGCCCGGCGTCCCCTTGAATTCACTCATCATGTCCTCCTGTCAGTGGTTACTGGCTGCGGGCAGCAACCATTGCCTGCCAGACAAAAACGACTGTGTCGGAAATGAGGTTGTTGAACTCATCCTCATCACCTGTTTCATAACAGAGGTTATCCATCGTTCCCGGCAGCGATTCCCAAAGCTGCTCAATGCCAGCTTTAATCATCTCTTCTGTAGGCTGCATGCTAATTTCTTTACTCATAAACACCTCTACATCACTTTCGCCAGCGCTATTAGCTCGTAAAAAAAAGCCGCTCAGTGGCGGCTATTCGAATACCTGCTTGGCTTTAGTTAGCCAAAGGTAAGCCATAATTTGAACGGCTCGCGCGTCAGCCCCATCAATGTTTTGCTCTGCCATCCACTTAGCAAACTCAACTGCTTTCTGTTCCATAACTACCTCGCTCTCTACGTTGTTGGCCTGAATTCAGGTAATAAAAAAGGCCGCCTAAGCGACCTGTCTAATTGTGTATCCGTAACCCAGATAGGCGTTCCGGTCCTGCATAATCGAAGCTGATAACCGAGCCGCGTCTTCACCTCTGACTATTTTAATTACATAGTCATGTGAGTCCGGCCCGTTCTCTACCACTTCGAATGACGGTACGTTGCTGTGATATTGTTCGCGCGACTCTTTCATGATTTATCTCGCCGTTACGATGTCTTTTGCTTTACGGAAGCCAGCGCTGTAAATCGCCACAGCCGGCAGACATACAGCACCACCTTCATTCCGATCACGCAGACTCGGCAGGGTGGTTGCTTTGGCTACGTTTAAGCTGCAGCCAGACAGCGCCGCTGTGATTTTGCGTTCAAAGCTCAGCTGACTACGTTGAGCTGCGCGATGCTCAATGGCTCGCTGCAGCTTCTTGCGTTGCTTATTGTTCATGTTGCCTCCGGTAATTGGCTTAGGTGATTGGATGGCCGGTGCACCGACTTTCGGCTATTAGGCCGACTACAGTGTGTTCGCCACGTTTCGCTCCCGTCATCGCCGTCCACATCCATATTGCCAATGTGGTTAGGAGGAGCCCTGAGTCGCAAGGTTGCGCATTCATCCAATCCCAAAGCCAACTTCACTTTGGTGAGACCGAATCAGTCTCAATTCCGATTGTTAAAGAGCGATAAGTCCGTTTCGTACTGCGCCAGCGTCCTGCTGATGGGATTAAAATTACAAGAAAGATTGTGGTGTGTAAACAAGAAATATTGTATTTTTAGGCGAGGAAAACAAACTCTATTGTTTTATAAGGCAATTTAGTTTGTTTTCATTTGGTGGGTTATGGTTTGGTGCTGCAAGCCCCGACGACATCTCCGATCATGGACTTAGAACTACTGAAGATGTAATTTGAATTGATAACTTTTGTGTAAAGGGCTTTGTTATCTTTGGTGATAGCCCATGTTTCTACCGTTGTTTTTTCACCATCCCTGTAAATACCTATCATTGTGTTGCCACCCATTGGAACATAAGCTAGCCCTGAACCAACCAAGCTAGATCCAACACTTTTTAGGCCAGCTTTCTCCTTCTCAATTATCACATGGAACACACCATTAGTTATGCCGTCTTTTCCGTAAACATACCCGTCGGGTTGCATGGCCCCATAACCTTTTAGGTTGGTCACCACCCAGCACTGCGCACTTGTGATTGCAGGTATGAGCAACGCAGACAGGATAATCATCCTTTTCATCAAGCACCTATATAAATTTCACCCTTGCCTCGACAACAACACCGATTATCTTGCAGTTGCCATTAATTGGAACCATAGGCCACGACGGGTTAAGTCCTTTCAGGTATTTATTCCCGCCATCAATTATGAGTTTTTTAAATGTAGCTTCATTAGCATCAACCATCTTTGCGACAACGAGAGAGCCATTTTTAGCTTCCCTCCCGGTATCAACAAGCACAACATGACCCTCTGGCACGCTTTGACCCACAGGAGAGGTCATGGAGTCACCCTCGACACGCAGCCAGAACCCATCACCTAAGATGTTTGTATCTGTTTCATACCACTCGGAAATGTCTTTTAAATCATATGGCTCGCAAGCTTCCGACCATGCCCCTGCGCTAATCCAGCTTATCAATGGATACTTTCCTTTTGGCTCATTAGGTCCTACATAAGCGACATTGGCGTGAGGGGACCCGTTTAACAGCCAGTCTATTGATACGCCAAGCGCCTGAGCAAGCTCCGGCAGGTATCGCGGCCTTTTTGTTTTCCCGCCTTCAAGCTGTTCTATAGCTTGCTGAGAAGCACCAACCTTTTCTGCAAGCTCAGCTTGCGTCATTCCTAAGGAATCACGCTTAAATTTTACCCTGGTAGCAATGCTCATTATTCACCTCATTAACACCTCACAATCTTCACAAGAAAACCTGTAATTGACAAACAAGATAGTTTGTATGAAAATACAAGAAAGTTTGTGACAGGAGGCAATATGCAGACTCTATCTGAACGCCTCAAGAAAAAACGCCTCGAGCTAAAAATGACTCAAACGGAGTTAGCAGTTAAAGCCGGAGTCAAGCAGCAGTCGATTCAGTTGATCGAGGCTGGGGTAACAAAGCGACCGCGTTTTTTATTTGAGATAGCGAAAGTTCTTAACTGTGATCCGGCGTGGTTGCAGTACGGGACAAAAGGCAGCAAAGCCGCATAAGTTTTACCGCTCTTTAATAACCCGACCGGAGGCTGTTTCGGCTTCCATAACCCAAGTGGCAAACCCCACGGTTTGCTCATGTAACTAACTAATCAACAAGAGAATACTACTAAATGGAACAGGCAAAACCACGCAAATCGGATAGCGTATCGTTCATCGGTCGTCACCTGCTGGCCACCGCACACCAGGCACTAAGCAACACCCGTCAGACAGTGGTTGCAAAGCTGCTCAACGTAGCTGATTCAACCATCCTTCGCAGGACAGAAAAATACCCGGAGCTAATGGAAACTCTCGCCGCCAGCGGTGTAGAGGATTTTGTCATGCACGGGGAAAAGAAGATGCCAATGGAGCAATACCGCTGGCTGATGACAGTTGCGATGGAGTTCGCAAAGTTGCAGTTGGAAATAACCAAAGAAAAAGCCCCGAGCTGCGGTAACAGCTTTGAGGCCTAGTATCGAAATATGTGCAATTTCAACGAGGTAATTATGACACAAAAGCATATTTCAGGGAACTACCTGAACCACAAAAACCTTGCCCGTCTCGACTTCATCCGCTCTATCAACCCGGTCGTTGCTGAGAAGCTGAAAGGCATGATGCAGGAGCATAAAGCGAAGGAGAAGGGCAAATGAGTGTCGTTAGTCGTTTATCCGATTACAGGCCTTCTACGGAGGCCGTGGAGCGTAAAGTGGCGAGCCTTGATGATGGATACATGCGCATCGCTACCAGCATCAGCAAGCTCAAACCAAAGCTCAAAATGGCAGGACGCGAACATCAGGTTTTCGATGCGGTTATCTACTGCACATTTGGCTGGAATAAGTCAGAGGATCGGGTAACCAATACCTATCTGGCGGAAGTGACCGACCTCGATGATTCTGATGTTGCGGCAGCCCTTAAAGTTCTGGCTGAGCGACGCATCATAAACCTCAGAAAATCAGGCGGTTTAAAGCTGGTAAGCGTTAACGTAAAGCTTGATGAATGGCAGCTTTTCAAGACAGTAAAAACTACCCCGAAAAAGTTGGGTGGTTCCGCCCAAAAAGTTGGGCAAAAAAGAGTTTCAGGTTGGGCGAAATCACCCGACACCCTAAACAGTCTTACCAAAGACAATAATAAAACCCCCCATACCCCCCAAGGGGGCGTTTCTGAGTCTGCTCAGGAATGTCTGGATTATTACAACGAACTGACTTCCAGTCGTTGCTCTGCAACAGCGCCTTTTGAAAAAGCGCTTACCACGGTCAAGGCTAAAGGCGTTTGCTTCAGCGTTGATGAGGTCAAGCTGGTAACGCGCTGGGCAGTATCGGTCTGGAAGCACAAGCCATCGACAAACAATCTATGCCGGATGACCCGGTTTGATGGTTACCTGTCAGACGCTCTGAAGTGGGAAGAGGGAGCAGATCGCAACCCGGTGCCCTGTCCGCATGAGCAACTGGTCAGCCTCTGGAATAGCAAATTTCCTGAGAGAGCAGTTGAGCTTCATGAGTGGAACAAATCTCGCCCGGCTTATCAGGGGCTTGAGCGAATCTGGAACGGCAAGACCAATCAGGGCGCATGGCGTGAGGTTAAGCATATCGACACCATCTTCAAGCTGATCCGCAAATCCACGCTGGCAGACAGCCTTCAGGAAAAGTACTGGCTGACACTCGACTGGATACTCGACAACAAAAACTGGGCAAAGGTTTACGAGCAGGTGCGTCGTGAATACAAGGCTGCAACACAGGGAGCAACAGCATGACTAAATTCGCAGACATGTATGTAGAACAAAGCGTTATCGGTTCCCTCCTGATAGCTACGCTGGTTGAAGATTTGCAGGATAGCGCAATGGATGCCATTGAGAACCTGCAGGAAGATGATTTCACCAGTGCGGCTCACCGGATTGCCATTCGTGGGATAAAGCGGCTTCATGCATCAGGCTCGAAAATAGACTTGCTGACATTGAGCGCTGACCTCGAGCAGACTGGAGAAATTGAGATTGCAGGCGGCTTTGGATACCTGGCGGAAGTATCAAAAAACACTCCGTCAGCGCGCAACCTTCCGGCATATGTCAGCAAACTGAAAGAGCTTTCTCTCGGGCGCCGTGTTGCGTCAGCCCTGAATAATGGGATGGCAAAGCTAAACCAGCCCGGAGTTCAGCCACTGGCGGATATTATCGGTACCATTCAGTCAGAAATCGGTGCAATAGAGACTCAGCAGGACTCAGGAACGCGGCACATCATGGACGGCATTAACATCTCGATTAATGAGATTGAGTCGATCATCAACGGCGACATCTGGAAGCACCGCACGCAGCTGGGGATGCAAACTATCGATGACGCTTTTGGTGGGTTTAATAACACTGACTTCATCGTAGTTGGTGGCAGGCCTGGTATGGGCAAAACCATGTTCAGCACGACTGTCACAGAGTGCGTGGCTCTGCACAGCAAAAAGCCAGTTCTGTTCTTCAGCCTTGAAATGCCCATCGAGCAAATCTCGCAGCGCATAGCCTATCATCGCGCCCGAATCAGCAAAGAGCAGCTTCTCAACGAAGAGAACAAAGCGGTTTGTGATGCAGCGTGGGGCAAGCTGAGTAACGCAATGTGTGAATTCCAGCAGGCGCCGATTCACATCAACGATAAAACAGCCCTGAGCGTTCATCAGATTCGTGCAGAGGCCCGGCGTATGCATAAGCAGACCGGCGGTCTCGGCGTGATTATCGTGGACTATCTGCAGAAGATGAAAATGACCAATCCGGAGAACATGAACCAGTCTGTCGGGGAGATCGCCACCGGTCTGAAGAACCTGGCTAAAGAACTTCGGTGCCCGGTAATTGCTCTGGCCCAGCTAAACCGAAACCTTGAGCAGCGAGCCAATAAACGGCCTGTGAATGCCGACCTGCGCGAATCAGGTGTAATCGAGCAGGAAGCAGATGTGATTTTCATGGTTTACAAGGACGAAAAGTACAACCCGCAGACTGAGATGAAAGGCGTCACTGAAATCATCTGCACCAAGTCTCGTCACGTTCCCGGCGCGGAAAAGGCTTACTACTTCAGCAGTGCATTATCAGGACTGGACCCACTGGATATTCGTCAACTTAAACGAGAAGGATATGAGCATGAGCTTGAGTGCTAACCCAACAGATAAGCAGGCTTTAGAGAATGCCTATGAAGACCTACTGAAAGTTACGGCCATTCTTGCAGCAATGACTCCGCTCAAGGATGCAGAACAGGAGCATTCAAGGCAGAAAGCATTGAGGACGGCGGCTAACTCAGCGCTTCGTGCCGAGTGGCAGCTGAGGGGGTTCTGATGACAAGCAACGATGAGCTGGAGCGGCAGAGGTTTGAACGCTGGGCTTCAGACAACGGGAAGTTCCCGCGAGCCGTGGAGAGGAAGGGATATGCATATCTCCTGCTTTCAACCCAAAGCCAGTGGGAGACATGGCAGGCAGCAATAGCGAGCAGACAGGAGCAGAGTGATGGATAAGAGCAGAGAGCAGTTTGAAGCGTGGTTTCCGAAAATGGTAAATGGTCTACCAGATGGAATGATTCAGGCTTTCGATGAGATGCTTTTTACTGCATGGCAGGCATCACGCGCAGCTATTGAGATTGAACTGCCAACCAACGACATGCTCAGCAGTTATGTGTGCGGATGTTGTGCTGACCATGCCCTTGAAATGGCAGAACAGTATCTTCGGGCGCAAGGGCTGAGGATGAAGGGGGAGTGAGGTGTGCAGATAGAAATGATAAAGAGCGCTGGCGGCGTCTTTGTCCCTGCGTTCGACCACGACTTGCCCCGCCTGGCAAAATTTAAAAATGGCGAACAGTACACCCTCGAAGCAAAGCTAACCCGTAACCCAGCATTCCATCGTAAAGCCTTCGCATTCTTCAACTTCTGTTTTCAGCACTGGTCAGCCGACAAAGCCGGTCTGGAGCACGTTGACGAAGCCACTCAGTTTGACCGGTTCCGCAAAGACCTGACAATTCTCGCTGGGTTCTATGAACAGACAGTCCGGCTAAATGGCGATATCAGGACAGAAGCGAAAAGCCTGGCTTACGCAAACATGGAGCCGGATGAGTTCGAGCGGTGCTATTCAGCACTGGTCAATGCTGCCATAAAGCACGTTTTCGCAGGCACGAAAGACCAGAACATCATCAACCAGCTTTATTCATTCTTCTGAAAAATACATGACCACATTCACCGATATAGGCGCAGCCATTGATGAGGCTGTGTGGCTTGCTCACGTCTGTCAGAAGCCTCACTGCGTATATCAGCGCAGCGCGGCAGAGATGGAAGTGGGCCCATATGACCCGACACGTTACCCCATGTACACGACAACCCA